AAACAGTCCACCCCGAGCCCCTCCTTAAAAATACCCTCAACTAGCAGGAACCAGCAGGAACCAGCCCGAACCAGCGGTGGTTCAGCGATATCTGGCCGTATCGAGCCACGGTTGGTGACGCCTGTTCCACCGGGTGATTCGTTTGGTCCTGCCCTGACTGCTTGGGCTAAGCGCGTGCTCAATATTGAGCTCATGGAATGGCAGAAGCGCATTTGCAACGACGCCTTGACTGTGGATGCCGACGGCGATTTCGTATTCCGTGAGGCTTGTATCAGTACGGCCCGACAAAACGGCAAGAGTCTTGTGATGCGGGCGGTTGCTGGGTTTATGGCGACCGAGTATGCGGCCGCTCGGCGTGAACCTCAAACGATCGTGATTGTCGCTAACCAGAAGCGTCGAAGCATGGCCTTGTTTCGGGATGTCGTCCGCGACCTTGAAAACTTTGATTGCAAGGTCCGTTGGCAGAACGGCGACGAGCGGATCAACTTTCCAGACGGCTCATCTATTTCGGTTGTTGCGGCGTCCGCTCATGCTCACGGTATGACCGCCTCTGTTCTGCTGGTGGATGAGGTTTGGGACATTAGCCCTGAGGTCGTGTTTACTGCTTTACGGCCTTCGCAGATTGCAGTCAAAAATCCCATGATGATGCTTTTCAGCACAGCGGGCGATCAGGGAAGTACCGTTTTGCTACAACTAAGAGAACAGGGCATCGCGGCCATTGACTCGGGCCAACCGACTGCCCTGTATTTCTGCGAATTTTCACTTCCGCCGGGCGTTAGTTTGGAAGATCGCCGATATTGGGGCTGGGCGAATCCCGCCCTCGGTACGACAATAACCATGAAGGCGTTGGAGTTGGCTTTTGATTCACCAAACCGTCAAGCGTTCATTCGTGGCCACCTCAATCTGTGGGTGGATTCGACAAATTCTTATTTGCCGATCAACCTATGGAACGATCGCAAATCCGACCGACCAGCACCAGCAACCCAGTGGCTTACCATTGACTCATCGGTTGACGACTCGCGCTACGTCGGAATCTCAACCGCTTTTGATGACGGTCGCGTGATCGTGTCGGTCGCGTTTGTCGTGGAATCAGCCGCACAAATGTGGGAGGAAGTAGTGCGAATCATGCACGACCAAACCGTCAAACTTGCGGTCACCCCATCACTAGAAATTCACTGTCCCCCAGACCTACGGCGTCGAATGCAAATTGTCGGATATGCCGAACTGCTCAAATGGACTGCGGCCTGTCGCTCAATGATTATTGAGGATCGCGTCCACCACACTGGCGACATTGCACTGGCCGAACATTTCGCCCGATCGGTCGCCGTCAAAACGGGCGGGTCTATAGTTCTCAGTTCGCAGAAGAGTCCCGGACCCATAGAACTCGCCCGGTGCGCAGTGTGGGGAATCATGCTTGCGTCCAAACCAGTGCGGTCTAATAAAGCCGCTTTTGCTTTTGGCTGAGGGTACTTAACACGGACCAAAAAGTGTGAGAGACTCGCAAGTGATGGCTCTTTTCGGTAGTAAAAAAGTGAATGCGACCCCCGCGTTTGCGTCTGCTCCCGTACAAGCCGCCGCAGGTGCGGCCGCGCAGGTGGGCGAGTTCTACACATATTCTGTCGGGGAATTGCAAAGACTCGCCCTATCTGTGCCCACGATTGCGCGTTCGGTTCAGATGATTGCGTCAATGGTCGGATGCTTAGAACTCAAGCATTACACGACGCAATGGACTGGATCTGAGTACGAAGAGTTGTATTTGGAAAACGAATCGTGGATGGATCAGCCCGATCCCCGCGTGACTCGAAACTTCATTTTCTCGCAACTGGTAACCGACCTTATTTTGTGGGGTCAAGGCTTTTGGTATGTCACCTCACGGTCGTCCGCAACGGGCCGTCCGCTTTCGTTTGAATGGCTACCAGCCGCCATGGTCAGCCTTGGCGACCAGCAGACCGCCCAGCGTTTCGGACCGTCTAACGACATTATGTTTAACGGCATCCAGTTAAACACTGATGACGTGATCCAGTTCTTGGCACCGTCGCAAGGTTTGCTTTATACGGGCAACCGCGCAATTGCTACAGCGATCAAACTTCAGCAGTCCGCCGATCGTTTTGCAGTCAATGAGATTGCTGCCGGCTGGCTTCAGCAAACCGACGCATCCGAACCAATGTCAGCCGAGGACCTTTCGGAACTTGCCGCCGCGTGGCGTAATGCTCGTCAGGTAGGGGCTATTGGGGCCCTTAACAGCGTGGTCACATTTAAGGAATTTAGTAGCGACCCAAATTCCCTGCAATTAATTGAAGGCCGCCAGTTCCAAGCATTAGAACTGTCTCGAGCCACTGGTGTCCCTGCTTATTTGCTTGGTATTGGTGTACAGGGCTACACATATCAAAATGCGAGTTCTGCACGTCAGGACCTTTACCTGTTTTCAACCAAAGGCTATTTGGACTGCATTGAACAGACATTGTCAATGAACAACATCCTGCCCCGTGGCCGTTATGTCGAATTTGACATTGACGACTATTTAGCAGAAAACGATTTAGCAAGCGTTGCTTACGAACCGTCAGCAGAAGAACGCAGATCAGAGGAAATGGCATGATTCGCTTTACCGCAGAAATCCCGACACTGGATTTTGCAAAGTCAGAAGATGACGCGCCTGCGTCAATATCTGGAATTGCAGTTCCTTGGGCTCCCACTACCGCAGTAGTTCAGGGAGGGCAGAAAGTGGCGTTTGCTCGCGGTGCTTTCGATGTCAATCAGAAAGCCGCCAAACTCATTGAAGGACATGATCTCGGTCAGTTGCGTGGCACTGTGAACGCTCTCGCCGATTTTGAAGAGGGCTTGGGCTTTACTGCAACTTTCGCACGCACTCGCGCATCAGCCGACGCAGTAGAACTAATCCGATCGGGTGCATACGACGCCGTCAGTGTTGGCGCAGAAGTTCAGGAGTCGCATTACGACAAAGAACTGAAAGCCACCGTTGTCACCCGCGCTAATCTCGTTGAATTGTCACTGGTCGCCGTTCCAGCGTTTTCGGGCGCAGAAATACGCGATCTCGTGGCTCAGGCCGACGAACCCGACGAAGAAATCCCAACAGAAACAACCCCAACAACACCATCCGAGGAGGATGAAATGTCAGAACCCACAACTGTTGAAGCCGCAATCGCGACTCAACCGATCTATGCAACCGCCAAGCGCGAATTCAAATTGCCGTCCGTAAGCGAATACATTTCAGCATTCGTTCGTGGCGGCAGTGATTTTGCACAACTTAACGAAAACATTCGCGCCGCCGCTCCAAACGTGACCACGCCTGATTTGCCCGGTGTGATTCCGACCCCCATCATTCAAAATGTGGTGAACACGTTTGTCGGTTCACGCCCGTTGGTAGATGCAACCACGTTGCGACCCATGCCGCAGGGAGGCTCCGTTTTTATCAGACCTGTGGTCTCCGTCCATAACTCAGTGAGCACTGCCACACAGAACACCACGATCACCGCGTCACAATTTGAAATCAATGACGTGCAGATCACCAAGACCATTCAGGGTGGCTATGTTGAAATTAGCGAAGCCGCGATTGACTGGTCACAGCCTGAAGCACTCGGACCGTTGCTTGACGACATGATGCGCGTCTACATGGACCGCACCGACTTGCTTGCTTGTTCGGAATTGCAGACTGGCGTCACCAACAGCAACAACTTTGCAAACGCTTCACTCGCTGACCCGGCTTACTGGGTTGAGTGGATGTACACCGCGGCTGCAGACATCTTGACTGGCTCGAATGGCAACTTGCCTTCCGTGCTGGCTGTGTCTCCAAACGTATGGAAATTGATGGGCTCTCTTTCGGATACAGCGGACAGACCGTTATTTCCACAGGTTGGACCAATGAACGCATACGGTTCACTCAATGTTGCTTCGACACAGGGTGCGTTTGCTTTCGGTTTGCGCGTTGTCGTTGACCGCAACTTGACTTCGGCTGGCATGACGATTCTTGATCCTCGTGCGCTTGAATCGTTTGAATTGAATAAGGGCCTCATTTCCGTGGAACAACCTTCACAATTGAGCAGGCAGATTGCGGTTCGTGGTTACTG